TACTCGCGGATCGTCCGGGAGCGAGCGGTTGACCGAGCTCTGGCGGCTGCGGGGGACAGACTTCACGAGTTGGCGCTCAGCGAGGCCGCCCAGGCCGACAAGGTCGGCGCCGCTCAGGCCATGGTCATGGCGCTCGACTCGAAGACTTCGACGCACGAGGTGCGCCATGCCGCTGACGTGCTGACCGACCACATCGAGGAGTTGCAGCGCCGCTCCGACCTCGGCGGGAAGCTGGATGGTCTGGCAACCGGCATCGGCGACCTGGACCAGAAGCTCATGGGCCTGAAGCCTGGCGACATGGTCGTGATTGCTGGCCGTCCTGCAATGGGCAAGACCGCGCTGGCGATCAACATTGCCGAGCACGTCGCCTGCGACCTGGGTGACCCGGCCCTGGTGGTCTCGCTGGAGATGACCAACGGCGGGCTGATGGATCGCATCCTGGCATCGCTCGGTCGGATCCCGCTCACCGCGATCAAGGACGGCTCCGCACCGTCCAGCCATGGTGCCGAGCTGGGATCTGCCTCTCTGAAGGTCAAGCGCTCGAAGTTGTACATGGCCGATCGCCCCGGGCTGAACGCCGCTCGACTGCGGGCCCTGGCCCGGCGTCACAAGCAGCGCCATGGGTTGAGCCTGCTGGTGGTGGACTACCTGCAGCTCCTGGAGAGCTCCGGCAAGTCGACTCGCACCGAGGACGTCAGCGACATGTCCCGCCAGTGCAAGCTGCTGGCTATGGAGCTTGGTATCCCTGTGATCGTCCTGTCGCAGCTCAACCGATCGCTGGAGCAGCGGCCGAACAAGCGTCCGATGATGTCCGACCTCCGGGAGTCCGGCGCGATCGAGCAGGACGCCGACGTGATCATGTTCGTGTACCGAGACGAGGTCTATCACCCGGACACCCAGTACCGCGGCGTGGCTGAGTTGATCATCGCGAAGCACCGCAACGGCGAGCCAAGCACTGTCCGGTGCGCGTTCCTGGGTAAGTACTCGCGATTCGAGCAGCTCGCTCCGGGCGCGCTGGACGAGTTCGATTTCGACGAGCCTCAGCAGGCGCCGAAGGTCACCAGCATGGCGGAGCGCTACCGCGGGATGAAGGGAGGGCGCGCCAATGGCTGACCTCCGTCCAGTGATGTTCACCGTGCCCGGCGAGCCCGTGGGGAAGGGGAGGCCGCGTATCGGCCGCGTCGGCGCCCACGCCAGGATGTTCACGCCGGCGAAGACGGCGAACTACGAGGGGCTGATCGCGCACGCCGGCCACCAGGCCATGCTGGGTCGCGCGCTGTTCGAGGGCCCGGTGCTGGTCGAGCTCGACATCGCGCTCAGCATCCCTCAATCGATGTCGAAAAAGCGGAAGTCGCTGGCGCTGGCCGGCGGCCTGTACCCCACCAAGAAGCCCGATATGGACAACGTGATCAAAGCGATCTACGACGGCCTGAACGGCGTTGTCTGGAAGGACGACGTCCAGGTCGTGAAGGCGGTGGTGGGGAAGCGCTACGGCGAAACGCCAGGCGTGCGAGTGAAAGTCGTCCCTCTCCTCGAGGGCGAGCAGTGACTACAGGAAACTACAGGGGAGAGTCGAAATGAGACTGATCAGCGCGCGCCAGGCTTGGCACGACGCCTTCTACGAGAGTCGGAGCTCAGTGCTGGCGGTGGCGGCCGACAAGGCCGCGCTGGGCAAGAAGGGCCGGGTGGCCAACGAGACGCACCCCGACCGCAAGGACACCAATGGGCGTAGCGCCCACATGCTTGCCGCCGGCCTGGTGCAGGCTGCCATCCGCTCGCTGCCGAAGCCGCTGCAGCACTTCGGCCACACGCTGTACTCGCCGCTGGCCACCGGTGACGACGTGGCGATCGCTCACGGCCTGGTCTGGATCGGCGCCGGCCTTGGCCAACTGACCCAGCGCCAGGGCGAGCGGGCTTACTGGATGGCGCTGGCGGCGATCAACTCGCACAAGCGCGCCGTCAACGGCCGCGACACTCTGCGCCCGGGCGAGGTCTGCCTGTTCATCGAGGAGCGCCTGGGCTGCCGCATCGACCCCAGCCACTGGGCTCGCGACTACGCCAGCACCTGGGAGCGGCTGGCGCGCCACGTCGACAAGCTGGATGCCCAGGCGCTGAGGCCGGTCGCCGAGGTGGTGGCGAAGCAGTGCGGCCTGCGGAAGGGGCCGGGCTGGCGCTGGCACCAGGTCGACCGCGATGTGGCGGCGTTGCAGCGCGCCGAGGCCTACGCCGAACGCCGGGAGCATCACCAGCAGCGCCTGGCGGAACGTCTGCGCGGGATGTCGGACCAGGAGCTGGCGCGGTGGGCGGCGAGGATGAAGCGGTACGGGGAGGCATACCGGGAGGAGTGGGGCGAGGACATCCTGGAATGCCCCAGTGTCCATCAGCGCTACCATGACCGCGTGGCGGCCTATTGGGCCCAGCGGGAGCGCCTGAAACGGGTCGCTTGACGATTTGGCGAGCATTTGGGTATCGTTTTGCCATTGTGCACAGTTGCACCCAATCAACAGATTCCCCTGAAAACCCGGCCCTGGCGCCGGGTTTTTTCGTTTCTGGAGTACCCCATGGCTGAACCGACGAGCAGCGGAGCAGTAGCAGCAGCCGGCGCCGTCGGGCTCACTGCCACCGCCATCATCCCCGGAGTCGACGTCAATGCGGTGATCGGCGGCTTCGCCGGCGCGCTGCTGTTCGTGCTCTGGGCCCACGACCTGACCATGGCCAGGCGCCTCGGCTACCTGCTGGCGTCCTGGGTGGGCGGCTACTACGCCGCCACCGAGGCTGTCGGGCGGGGCGCGACCCAGTTCTCCGGACTGCCCGCACTGGTCACCGCCGCGCTGATCGTCACGATCCTGATCGGCGTGCTCGACTGGATGATTGGTGGCCGCGCGCCGGCATGGCTCCAGATCGTTCTGCAGCGCATCGTCGGCATGATCGGAGGCCGGAAAGATGGTTGATCTGGTGACCCTGACGGCTGCGGCCGTCTGCGGCGCTATCAGTTGCCGCATATTCACGTACCAGCGCCACGGTGCAACGTACCGGTTCGGCGTCTCGCTCTGCGCGTACATCCTCGCCGCTGGGACCGGCATGCAGGCGCTGTCGATCAGCCTGGCCGTGCTGATGGCGCGCCACGCAACGCCGATATCGCCCTACCTGCTGGCGGTCCTGCTGGTGCTGCTGGTGCTGGTCTACCGCAACAAGGGCAACATCGCGCCCATCCTGAGGCTCAGTTGAGGTGACCCATGGCGCTAACAGCAAAACAGCGCCGCTTCGTCGCCGAGTATCTGCTCGACCTCAATGCGACCCAGGCGGCAATCAGGGCCGGGTACAGCAAGAATCGCGCGTCCGAGATCGGTTACCAACTGCTGCAGAAGCCGGACATCACATCCGCCATCCAGGCGGCTATGAAGGAGCGCGCCGAGCGCACCAGGTCTGACGCCGACTACGTCGTCCGGCGCCTGGAGGAGATCGATCAGATGGACCTCCTGGACATTGTCAACGATGACCTGACCCTCCGCCCGCTCAGCCAGTGGCCCAAGGCCTGGCGCCAGTACCTCAGCGGCTTCGACTTGGCCGAGATGTTCGAGGGCAAGGGCGATTCCCGCGCGGCGGTCGGCATCCTCAAGAAGATCAAATGGCCGGACAAGGTGAAGAACCTGGAACTGCTCGGCCGCCACCACGGCGTGTTCACCGACAAGTTCGAGCACTCGGGCCCCGGCGGCGGCCCGATTCCCACCATGCCGACCATGATCGAACTGGTGGCGCCTGGTGAAAGCACGGATTGAACTCCCACCGAAGCTGATTCCGGTCTTCTCCGGGCCCGCGAGGTACAGGGGCGCCTACGGCGGGCGAGGCAGCGGCAAGACCCGCAGCTTTGCCAAGATGGCGGCGATCCGGGCCTACATGTTCGCCGAGGCTGCTATCTCCGGGCAGATTCTCTGCGGCCGGGAGTACATGAACAGCCTGGAAGACTCCTCTATGGAGGAGGTGAAGCAGGCGATCCGATCCGAACCCTGGCTCAACGCCTACTTCGAGATCGGCGAGAAGTTCATCCGCACCCGCAACCGACGGGTGTGGTTCTCGTTCTCCGGCCTACGCCACAACCTCGATAGCATCAAGTCGAAGGCGCGCATCCTCATCGCATGGGTCGATGAGGCCGAGAACGTCAGTGAGATCGCCTGGCAGAAGCTGGTGCCGACGGTTCGCGAGTGCGACTCCGAAGTCTGGATCACCTGGAACCCGGAGAAGGACGGCAGCCCTACCGACACCCGGTTCCGGAAAAACATGCCGGCCGGCGCCAAGATCGTCGAACTGAACTACACGGATAATCCCTGGTTCCCCGACGTCCTCGATCAGGAGCGCCTGAACGACAGGGAGTCGCTGGACGACCAGACCTACGCTTGGATCTGGGATGGCGCCTACCGCGAGAACAGCGACGCGCAGATCCTGTCCGGCAAGTACCGAGTGGCGGAGTTCACGCCTGAACCGGGCTGGGATGGCCCCTACTACGGCCTGGACTGGGGGTTCAGTCAGGACCCCACAGCCGGCGTGAAGCTCTGGGTGCACGATCGCCGGCTCTGGGTCGAGTACGAAGCCAGCAAGGTCGGCCTCGAAAACGACGACATCGCCCAGTTCATGATCGACCGTCTGCCTGGCATCGAACTGCACGCCGTGCGGGCCGATTCGGCCAGGCCGGAGACAATCAGCCACGTCAAGAGCAAGGGGCGTGACCACAAGCGCGCCAACTTGCCGCGCATCGAGCCGGTGGCGAAGTGGCAAGGCAGCGTCGAGGATGGCATCGCGCATCTGCGCAGCTACGTCGAGATTGTCATTCACGTGCGCTGTACCGGGTTCCTGCGCGAGGCCCGGCTCTACAGCTACAAGGTCGACCGCCTGACCGGTGACGTGCTCGCCGAGATCATCGACAAGAACAACCACTTCATGGACGCGAGCCGCTACGCGTTGGGCCCGCTGATCAAGCGCCGCGGCGCGGTCGGTATGCTGCTACCCGGAGCCCGCTGATGGCCATCTTCATCCTCAAGGAGCGCGCTACCAGCCGCTCCATGGTTGTCCGTGCGCGCTGCACTACATGCGCCCGCACCGTGGCGGTCGAGAACGCCGGTGCCGAAGGGACGATGGTATGGCGTGACCCCAACCTCTCTTCTGTCGAACTGGTCCGCGAGACGGACAAGCCAGGCCTCATCCTGAAATCGGACTGACCATGACTGACAAACTCGACCTCGCGGTCAATCACGCGATGAGCAGTGCCATCGCGCGTGCCCGATTGAGCCTGCTGAACCAGGGCATTGGCCATGACGCGAAGCGGCCACAGGCATGGTGCGAGTACGGATTCCCCCAGGAAATCACGTTCAACGACCTGTACACCATGTACCGCCGGGGCGGCATCGCCCATGGCGCGGTCGAGAAGATCGTCACCACTTGCTGGAAGACGAATCCGCAGGTCATCGAGGGTGACGACCAGGACCGTTCCAAGGACGAAACCGAGTGGGAGAGGAAGAACAAGCCGTTGATAGCAGGCGGCAGGTTCTGGCGGGCTGTCTCCGAAGCCGACCGGCGCCGCCTTGTTGGTCGTTATTCCGGGCTGCTCTTGCACATCAGGGATAGCCAGCCGTGGGACAGGCCTGTCACGGGAAAGGTCAATGGCCTGGCGAAGGTCACCCCGGCCTGGGCCGGGTGCCTTAAGCCCAAGACGTTTGACGAGAAACAGGATAGCGAGACCTACGGGCAGCCCACCATGTGGGAATACACCGAGGCCTCCCAAGCCGGTCGTCCCGGTCTGGTGCGAGATATCCATCCGGACCGGGTGTTCATTCTCGGAGACTGGACCGGCGATGCAATCGGATTCCTGGAGCCTGCCTACAACTCCTTCATCAGCTTGGAGAAGGTCGAGGGAGGCAGTGGCGAATCGTTCCTGAAGAACGCCGCACGCCAGCTCCTGCTGAACTTCGACAAGGAAATCGACCTCAACAACATCGCCTCGATGTACGGCGTCTCGCTTGACCAGCTGAACCAGCGGTTCAACGATGCCACACGCCAGCTGAACCGCGGCAACGACGTGATGCTTCCGACCCAAGGGGCGACGGCCACTCAGCTGGTCTCTGCGGTATCCGACCCTGGCCCGACCTACAACGTCAACCTGCAAACCGCCGCCGCCGGCGTCGACATCCCGACCAAGATCCTGGTGGGCATGCAGACCGGCGAAAGGGCGAGCAGTGAGGATCAGAAGTACCACAACGCCAGATGCCAGGCGCGCCGGGTGCAAGAACTGACGTTCGAGATCAACGACCTGTTCGGGCACCTGATGCGCATCGGCGTGGTCCCTCTGAAGGCCGAGTTTACGGCAATCTGGGATGACCTCACCGTTCCAACCAAGGCCGAGCGCCTGGCCAACTCCAAGACCATGAGCGAGATCAACAGCGCCGCAATCGGCACTGGCGAGCCGGTATTCACCGCGGAGGAGATCCGCGAAGAGGCTGGCTACGACCCGCTCGTGGGCGGTGACCCGCTGCCTGATACCGAACCGGAGGATGAAGATGCCGCGCGCACCGATCCTACCGGCGAGCAGCAGTGACCCGACCGGGGTAGATCGACTGGAAAGGGGCGCAATGCGCGAGTTCGACAGGCGCATGCGGAAAATCCGGGATGGCTATGTCGCTGCCTTGGATCGAATCCCGGCCCAGCCGGTGGTGAATGAGCAGTACACCTACCGTCTCGACCAGGCCCTTCTTTCCGCGATCTTCGCCGACACCAACCTGATGGTCGACGAGATACTGCAGGAGGGCGGGGAGCGCGACCTCTGGTTCTTTGAATCCTATGTCGGGGTTGCCTACATCCGCGGTACCGCACAGACGCATGCCAACCTGGCGCAGCAATCGCCTGCATACCGCGCCGGCCGGGAATCGCTGGATGTCCTGCTTCGATCTGACGCCTACCGCGCGCGGATGGCACTGCTTCGCGCCCGGGAGTTCGAGGAGATGAAGGGCTTGTCCGGCCAAGTCAAGGCCGACATGGCGCGCATTCTCGCCGAGGGCATGGGGCGCGGGAAGAATCCCCGCGAAATCGCACGGGACCTGACCGCCCAGACCGGCATCGAGGCGCGTCGCGGCCATCGCATCGCACGCACCGAAGTCACAACCGCTCTCCGAAGGGCTCGCTGGGACGAAAAAGACGCTGCTGAGGCCGACTACGGCGTTCAGTCGAAGCTGATGCATATGTCGGCCCTGTCCCCCAGCACCAGGGCAACCCATGCGGCCAGGCACGCCAGGCTCTACACCTCGGACGAGGTGAGGAACTGGTACAGCCGAGACGGAAACTCGATCAACTGCAAGTGCAGCCAGGTCGAGGTACTGGTCGATGACGAAGGGAACCCGGTGGTCCCGGCCATCGTCGAGCGCGCGCGCCGCAACTACCAAGTCATGAAAGCCAAAGGGCGCGGGCCCTGGGCGAAAGAGGATTGAGCCATGCCCATGCAGGTCAACATCACCACCCAGGTCAACAGCGCCAGCATTCGGCGTGAGACACACAACGGGCGCGAACATCTGGTTCTGCCGAGCTACACCCTGCCGGCCGGCGTGATCATGAACGGTGGTCTCTACACCGCCGAGCAGATCGACAAGCACTACCCAGGCCTGGAGGGAACGCTGGCGCCGCTCGGGCACCCGATGGTCGACGGGAAGTTCGTGTCTGCGTTCTCGCCTGAAGGGATCAACGCCGCCCACGTCGGCGCCTGGAACCGCAACGTGAAGAAGTCAGGCAACCGGGTCTACATGGAGAAGTGGGTCGACGTCGAGTTCGCCAAGTCCACGGAGGGCGGCCGTGAACTGTTGCAGCGCGTCGAAGCGCTGGAGAAGGGGGAGGACGTCCCCCCGATCCATACTAGCGTTGCCGCATTCCTCAATCGCATCGAGCCGGACGAAAGCCAGCGTGCCCAGGGCGCGGAGTGGGTCGCCGACATCCAGAGCATGGACCACGACGCGATCCTGCTGCACGAAGTAGGGGCGGCCACTCCTGAGCAGGGCGTCGGCCTGATGGTAAACGCCGACCAGGCTGTCCCGCTTCAGCCGAATTCCGGCGCTCTGGTTGGCGAGTCCTATCGGGAGCGGGAGCAGCGTCTCGATCGCGCCGCAAAGGAGCGATTCGCCTCCGGGCCCGATCAGTACGCATGGGTTGCCGACTTCACCGACTCTCAGGCTGTGATCAGCCGCAATGGCGGTGTGACCGAGGTGTACGGCTACAAGGTCGAGGCAGGGAAGATCGTCTTCGACGAATCCGGCCAGCCCGTTGTCAGGCAAGAGTCCTGGGTCGCCATGGTGGCCAACAGCATCAAGAACATTTTCACCCATCGTCAGGCTCGGCCTGATCAACCTGAGAAGGAGGGCGACATGCCCCTGACCCCCGAAGAAAAGGCCGAAATCGTGAAGGAAATCGGCACCAACACCTCCAGCGCCATCAAGGAACTGGCGGACACCATCATCAAGCCCCTGGCCGACAAGGTCGACGGCCTGGTCGCCAATCACAAGGCGCTGGCCGATACGCTGACCGCCAACCAGCGCGCCGAGGAAGACAGCATGCGCGAAGCGGTCAAGGCCAAGTTTGGCGAGGTCATCGCCAACAGCCTGGCCGGCGACGCGCTCAAGGAAATGTTCAAGCAGTGCGGCGAATCCGCTCCGCTGGGCGCCAATGCTGCCAGCGACAAAGGCGGACTCACCGCCGATATCGCCAACCTGCCGAAGGAGTAAGCCATGTCTCGCTATCGTCGCGTGAACATCGACGGCAAGTCGCTGTTCAAGACCGAAACCCGCAAGACCGCCGCGGCACTCCTGCCCGGCACGTTCGCCGTGATCAATGGCAGCGACCTGTTCGCCCAGGCAAGCGCCAGCGTTGGCCGCCTCTACGTCATCGACTGCGCTCACCACGAAGGACTCAACATCCGCGATGCGGTTCCCGCCGGCCATTCGGCCGTGGGCAACTACGTCGAAGAGGGTCGCGAGCTCGCCGTGCTATGCCCGGCTGGCACCTACAAGAAGGACACGCCGATCAAACTCGGCACCAGCGGCCAGGGTGCCATCGCGTCGAGCGATACCGACACGGTCCTCGGGTACAGCCAGGACAATGCAGTCATCGCCTCCGGCGAAACCGACTTCATCCGCATCCGCTTCCGTGTCGGCAGTGTCGCCGCCCCGGCGCCCTAATAGGAGTACGGACACATGTTCCTCACCCAGCAAGCAATCGCCGCCCATCCTCGCCTGATGGGCCACTACCAGGAGTTGCAGGCCAACCGCAACATCTGGAACAACCAAAACGCTGCGATGATCACCCGCCACCGCGGCGCCATGACCCCCGAAATGCTGGCCTGCAACGCGCTCGCCGGCCTGGGTCGTGAGTTCTGGGCCGAGGTCGACGCCCAGATCATCCAGTACCGCAACCAGGAAACCGGCATGGAGATCGTCAACGATCTCCTGCAGGTGCAGACCGTGCTGCCGATCGGCAAGACCGCCAAGCTCTACAACGTGGTCGGCGACATCGCCGATGACGTGTCGGTGAGCATCGACGGCCAGGCCCCGTACTCCTTCGATCACACCGAGTACAACTCCGATGGCGACCCCATTCCGGTGTTCACCGCCGGCTACGGTGTCAACTGGCGCCATGCCGCCGGCATGAACACCGTCGGCATCGACCTGGTTCTGGACTCGCAGGCTGCGAAGCTCCGCAAGTTCAACAAGCGGATCGTTGCCTACACCCTGGACGGCGCCACCAACATCCAGGTCGAGAACTACCCGGCTCAGGGTCTGCGCAATCACCGCAACACCATCAAGGTCAACCTGGGCTCCGGCGCCGGCGGTGCGAACATCGACCTGACCACCGCCACGCCGCAGCAGATCATCGACTTCTTCACCAAAGGCGCATTCGGCCAAGCTGCGCGTGCCAACAAGGTGGACGCCTACGATGTTCTCTGGGTTTCCCCGGAAATCAACGCCAACCTGTCCCAGCCCTACATGATCACCATGGGCGGCGGTGCCAACGCGGTGGTGGCCGGCACCGTGCTCGATGCGGTCATGCGCTTCATCCCGGCGCGCGCGGTTCGCCAGACCTTCGCCCTGTCGGGCAACGAGTTCCTGGGCTATCAGCGCCGCCGCGACGTGGTCACCCCGCTGGTCGGCATGGCTACCGGCGTTGTGCCGCTGCCGCGCCAGCTGCCGCAGGTCAACTACAACTTCCAGATCATGAGCGCCATGGGCATCCAGGTGAAGAAGGACGACGAAGGTCTGTCCGGCGTGATCTACGGCGCCAACCTGGCGTAAGGAGAACGACATGCCCAAATACGAGGTGATCAAGCCCTGGAACGGCGTTTCCAAGGGTCAGGTGCTGGAGCTCGAATCACTTGCCGCTGCGCTCCTGCCGAACGTGCGCGAGGTTGGCGCACTCAGGAACGGAAGCCTGACCTTGGACGTTTCGGCCCAGGTCGACGAAGCGGCCAGGCAAGCTCTCGCCGAAGCGCGTGTATCCGTCGATGCCATGATCGACGAAGCCAAGGCCCAGGCCGAAGGCATCATCGCCGCAGCCAACGCGGAAGCAGCGAGTATCCGGGAGCAGGCCAAGGCCCAGGCCGGCACCCTGACCCCGGCGATCCCGGACGGTAGCGAGCGCCGCGAGCTGATCAAAGCGCGCCTGAAGGAGCTGAAGATCGAGTTCGATGGCCGCCAGGGCGAGGAAGCGCTTGCCGCCCTGCTGCCGGAGGGCGAACTGGCGAAGCTGTTCCCGGCCAAGTGTGCGTGACGAGAGGCCGCCTGCGGGCGGCTTCGTCGTTTCTGGCCCCGGAAATGGGGCCTTCTTCTTCCAGGAATCGGACATGATCACAGTTGAACAGGCCCGGCAGTACCTGCAGAGCCAGGGCATCGACAACGTGCCCGATTTCATCCTCGCGGCGTGGATCGAGCAATTGCAGGAGATCCAGGACTGCCTGGATGCCCACTACCCGGCATCGACCGCGCTGCTGATTCAGGCCTACCTGCTGGCGCTGTTTGCGCTGGCCCAGGCCGACAAGTACATCAGCAGCCAGACGGCCCCATCCGGCGCTTCTCGATCGTTCCGCTACCAGGCCTTTGCTGATCGCTGGAAGGCGCAGTTGGCCCTGCTGAACGCCTTGGACAAGCACGGATGTGCGACGGGACTGATCCCGCCGAATCCAACCCAAACCGCCCATGGCGGCCTTTGGATCGCGCGAGGCGGCTGCATGTGTGGTGACTCATGAGCACGACAGCGAATTGGAGTTACACCAACACAGCGACGGTTCGGCCATTCCTGCACTTCGACCTTTCGACCCAGGAGGCCGTTTACGGCCCTGAGTACGAAATCGCTTGCACCTGGGTAGCGAAGGGAGAGCAGGTCCGCGACAACAGCGGCGCCGAATTCGTATCGCGACACCAGATATTCACCGAGGACCGCCGGCCGAAGTACCTGGACCTGATCCATTTCGACGGCTCCAACGGCTGGGAAGAGATTCGCTCGGTGACGAACTGGGACATGTCCTTCTTCGGTGAACAGCCCGACTTTCTGCTGGTGACCTGACATGGCAATCCAAGGAATCGACCGCGTCCGGCGGAATCTTCGTGTGGCTGTCGAAAACATCGCCGGCGGTGTTTCCGAGCGCGCAGTTTATGAGGTACTGAGCCAGGGCGCCGCAATGGCGCAGACCATGACGCCGATCGACACATCGACTCTCGTCAACAGTCAAACGGCCCCCCAGATCACTGTTGGCTCCAACGGGGTCGAGGGGAGCGTCGGTTACACCGCCGCCTACGCGGCGGCAGTCCACGAAGCGCCAGGTACTCTCGCCGGCCAGCCGCGCGACGAGAACGACCCCAGCCGGGGAGACTACTGGGATCCGAATGCGGAGCCTGAGTTTCTCACGAAAGGTTTTGACCAGATCATTCCAGCTATCCCGGCCATCCTCCGCAGGACCTACCGCGTATGACCCCCTACGACGCCTTCCAGGACTGGCTGGCTTCGATCCTGGGCGAGGGCTACCAGTACAGCCGTGGGATGTGGGTCGACCACCCCTCGCTCGACTCGGCATTCATCGCAGCGATCCAGCAAACCGGCGGTCCGCCGACTCAGGTCGACGTCCGTCGCCTGCGGCTCAAGGTGATCCTCCTCGGCCCGAAGGGCGTCCGGAAACACGTTGTCGACGTCGGCAACTCAATCGAGACCCTGGCGCAGGCAGCGCTTGGCGACAGCGTCCCCTGTGGCGCCGCATCTGTTCGGGCAATCGGAGAGCCGATCGGGCCCGGATACACCACGGAAAACCGGGCCTGGTACAGCCTGGACCTTGAAGTTCTCTACTAATCAGGAGGCCAGACATGGCTTGCAAGAAGCTCAAATTTCCGGGCCGCGACGTCGTGCTCGAGTATTACATCGGGTGCGGCGATGCGCTGCCGGCAGAGAATGACTGGCTCCGTTTCGGTTCGCTCCGCACGAAGGAGTTCACTGTCGAGTGGGACACCATCGACGCAACCGATTCCGACTCGGTCGGCGCGCTGCGCGAGAACCTGGCCAGCTTCCAGACGCTGACCATTTCCGGTGACGGTACCGTAAAGGCCTCCGGCGCTGGTGCGCAGAACCTGATCGACCTGACGAAGCATGTCGTGAAGCCGGACGCGACCGGCGGACAGCCTGTTGTCTGGATGCGCATGACTTTCCCGGACCTGACTTTCACCGCGTTCATGCTCATCAGCAACCTCAGTCGTTCCGCGCCGTACGACGATGTCACCACCTACAGCTTCGAGGCTTCGGCGACCGCTTCCGACTTCGGCCTGATCGTCGAGGATACCCCCGACGCGGATGCGCCGGACCCGACCAGCATTCAGGTCGTGCCGGAGACCCTCTCGCTTACCGTTGGCGAAGGCTTCAACTTCGAGGGCGTCGTGCTGCCTGTTGGCGCTCCGCAAGGCCTGCGCTGGACTTCCAGTGCGCCGACCGTGGCCGCGGTGAACGCGGTTACCGGCGAGGTGAGCGCGCTGTCGGCCGGCACCGCCACGATCACCGCTGCTTCCAGCGTCGCCCCGGGCGTCACCGATACCGCAACTGTCACGGTTGTCCCGCTGGTGCAGGGCATTACCGTCTCGCCGACCTCCGTCTCGATCGCCGAAGGCGCGACCCAGCAACTGACCGCCGCTGTATCCCCGACTGGCGCGGCTCCTGGCCTGGTCTACGAAAGCGCGGCGCCGGCCATTGCCACCGTGAGCTCGACCGGCCTGGTGACCGGTGTTGATGTCGGTACCACCACGGTGAAAATCACCAGCGCGGCGCGTCCGTCGGTGAGCGTCACCGTTCCGGTAACCGTTACTGCGCCGTGATCCTCACCGAGATCGGTGAGATAGGCGTACACACGGCCTCGGGGGAGTTCTTTCTCCTGCGGCCGTCCCTGTACGCCATGACCCAGCTCGGTACGCCGGCCGAGATTGTCGACGTCTTCGCGCGCGTCATGAGCGACCCGATCACCGAGAAGCATCAGGCGGACCAGTTCGCGGACGCCCTGGCCGTGGTGGTGGCCTGTAGTGAGCAGGACCTGTCCGACGTGTTTGGCTACTACGACCAGGACCTGGTCTACCAGCCAGGAACTGCGGACGTCGAGCACCTTGTGCCTCTCGCGCGCTGCCTGCTGAAGCACGGCGTCACAGGAGCGATTCCGCCACTCCCCCGGCGCCACGACGAAGAGCCGAACTACTCGGGGGAATTCGTTGCGCGGGAGTACGTCGCGACGGCGATAGCGCACCTGGGGCTGAGCGAGCGCGAAGCTTGGTCCATGACCATGACCGGCCTGATCGGCGCCCTGCGCGCGAAATACCCCCCAACCGAATCGAACGCTCCGGGCGCCAGAGCCCCGACCGCGGCAGAGCATGACGCGACGATGGAGTGGTTCGACAAGATCGAGGCCAAGCGCAAGGCGCGGGCGAAAGGAGCACCCTGATGGCTGAGAATGTCGGCAGCATCTACTACACCGTCGAGGCGGATACCTCTGGCCTTGTAAACGGCACGAATGCTGCTGACCGTTCATTGGATCAGATGCAGGCAACCATGCGGCGTGCTGATAGCGAGGCGGCACGTCTCAACACGACTGTCACCAAGCTTTCGTCGGCTATTAAGACGATCATCGCGGCGTCAGCGCTCCGCGAGATGGCCAGCATGGTCCAGTCCTATCAGGAGATGGCTGACAGGGTTCGTCTGGCGTCTGCAAGCCAGGAAGAGTATGAAAACGTACAAGCCAGACTGCTCCGTACCGCCAACGGGACATACCGGGCGCTCTCCGAGGCGCAGGAACTCTACATCCGCACTTCTGCAGGCCTGAAAGCTCTCGGATACGACACAACGTCTGCACTGGATGTGATGGATTCGCTGTCGTATGCATTCGTGACCAATGCGACCAAGGCGGATGCAGCAGAGGCAGCGATCAGCCAGTTCTCCAAGGCAATCAACACCGGCAAGGTTTCGGCTGACCAATGGGAAACAATCTCCAGCGCAGTTCCGTCTGTTATTGAGGATATCGGCGCCGCTGCAGGTAAGACGGGGGCGGAAGTCAGGAGTCTTGGTGCGCAGGGGCAATTAACGGCGCAAATGCTCACCGAGGGTCTACGTAAGTCCTTGGAAGAGAACTCAAAGGCAGCCGCCGGCATGTCCAATAACCTGACCGATGCAGGGGTCAGGATTCGGACTGCATTTACTCAAGTCCTTGTTTCGCTGGAAGACCAGACTGGCGCCCTTCAAACCTTCACCAATGGTCTTATTTCGGCTGCTGATGCGCTTCTTGAGTTCGGGCTTGACTCGGAAAAAATGGCAGCATTTCTCGACACTGCAACAGTCGCAGCAGCTTCTCTGGCCTCTGTTGTGGCTGGGCGTCTAGTTACCTCCCTGTATGCAGCAGGTGCGGCCCAAGTGCAAAGATTGCGGGCAACGCTTGAGCAGATAGCAGCTGATCGGAATGCTGCTATAGGTGCACTGAGGCGGGCAGAGGCAGAGAAGGCCGCCGCCGCCGCGGCTGTCGCTCTGGCTCAGGCGGACTTGAATGCTGCCAGGGGTTCAAATGCCCACGCAACAGCTCTAAACGCGCTGCTGGCCGCTAAAGAACGCGACTTGGCCGCCACAAGAGCGCTAACGGCTGCTCAAGCAACGCTGAATGGTGTAGCAACCACCGGGACGGTGGTGATGGGTGGACTTCGATCGGCAATGGCGTTCCTCGGCGGACCGCTTGGGGTTGTTCTGCTGGCAGCAACCGCGATCGCAACATTTGCAACGAATGCACGGGAGGCGAAAGAGCCTACGGACCTTCTAACCCTGTCCGTTGAAAAACTTGGACAGGCACAGCTGAAGGTTGCACAACTGGACATCGACAAGCGAATCCAAGCAGTGAGCGATAAGCTCAAACTGCTTGGGGAAAACTATGCGTTCGCGGCAAAAGAAGCCCAAGGCTCTGGTCGAAGGGCCAATCGATATGCTGAAGATGCCGTGCGTATCCAGGGCGCGGTCGAGGAGCTTACGCAGGAGCTTGACCAGTTACAGAAAAAGCGTTCAGACGTCGACGCAGCCCTAGATAAAAAGAGTTCATCCCCATCTGGTAATGGCCCGGATCGCCAGGCAAACCCGGAGGATACAAAGGCTCTCCAGAATCTTCGCGACGAGGCTGAACTATCTGCTCTCGCGGGTGAAGAACGGGCGAAGCTTGCCGCGCGCAAAAAGCTCAGTGCTGATGCCACAAAAGAGGAGATCGCGGAGGCGGAGCGTCTCGCTGTCCAGATATTCCGCAACAGCGAAGCGCGGAAGCAAGAGAAGAAGTCAGCCTCTGATACCGCCTCTACGGTCAAAAAGTCGATGGAGGATCAGCGTCGCGCTGCCTTGGACAATGAGAAGACTATCGGAGACCTTTCCCAGCAACTGGCACAGGCTGGACTGAAGGGAAAGGAACTGGCAGAAGCTGGGGCGCAATCTCGCCTTAATCCATTCGCCACGCCGGAGCAGGTCGCCCAGGTCCGCGCGCTCGCCGCGGCTCTGTACGAAGCGCAACAGGTCGAAGCCAACAAGCAGTTGCTGGGGCAGATGGACCCGATCGCCGGCGAAGACCAGCGCTACCAGACCGAACTGGAGAATCTGAAAAAGCTGAACGAGGCCAAGTTGCTCGAGGATCAGCGCTACTTGGAGCTCAAGACGCAGGCCGAGCAACAGCACGATGCCACGATGAAGCAACTGGAGGAGGAGCGATTCCGCCGCCAGGCTGCCGGCAACGAGATGATCATGGCAACGCTGGACCAGGTGCAGCAGGCCGGCACGAACGCTCTGACTGGGCTGATAACCGGGGCGAACAACGGTGCCGATGCCATGCGGCAACTGGCCGGCGCCATGCTGAACCAGGTCGTTGGCGCCCTCGTCAAGGTCGGCATAGAACAGGCGAAGAACTTCATCATGGGGCAGGCCCAGCAGGCGGCTGCGGCGACGACAGCCGCGGCGACAGGTGCAGCTATGGCTTCTGCTTACGCGCCAGCCGCCGCTGCCGCCTCGGTTGCGTCATTCGGTGGGGCGGCAACGGCTGGCCTGACCGCAATGGCGGCTGCCATCCCGGCGATGCTTGGCATGTTCGCTGGTGGTCGACAGTACGGCGGCCCCGTAGGGGCTGGTGGCATGTACCGCATCAACGAGAACGGCGCGCCAGAGGTATTCCAGGCTGCGAATGGCCGGCAGTACATGCTGCCGAACACGCGAGGCGAGGTGATCAGCAACGGCGACGCCACCGCGCAGGGCTCGCCGCAGATCAGCCTGCAGATCATCAACAACGGTCCTCCGGTTTCCGCCACCGCCACCATGGACGGGAACAACCTGCGGGTAACTCTCGATGCGGTCGAGCAGGACTTTGCCAACAAGGTTTCGTCCGGCCAGGGGCTTTACCCGAAAGCAATCGAAGGCGCCTATGGATTCAAGAGGGCAGGGCGATGATCAAATGGCCTGATGGCCTTCCCTTCCCGCTCAGGGAGGGATATGGCTTCAAGACGGTCGAGCCTATGGCCAGGACGTCGCTCCAGAGCGGCCGAGCACGCTACAGACGGAACTTCAGCAATGTGCCGGTCGCTTTGGATGTTTCCTGGCTATTCACTTCTGAGCAGGCTCGGCTGTTCAAAGGGTGGTACCGAGACGTCCTGAAAGACGGCGTCAAGTGGTTCGAGTGCGAGCTCAGAACGGAAGAAGGCATTGTTCCGTGCCACCTGCACTTCGAGGGGATCTACGACGGTGGCTATCTCGTCGGGCGCGACCACTGGCGCTTCAACGCGACCGTCGTGATGCGAGAGCGCTCGATCATCGATCCTGGGTGGGCTGAGATTCTGCCCGAGTACATCCTCCTCGCTGACATCTTCGACATCGCGATGAACAGGGAGTGGCCTCGACATGGCGACGGCTCTTGAGCGGTTCTATGCCTCAGGCGGTGAGGACCTGCAGCTCGCCACGATCGAGTTGTCATGCCCGGCGTGGCCCGAGCCTATCCTCATCTGTCAGGGCTATGACGACATCACCTGCATGACCGAAGACGGGCGGCTGCTGACGTTCATCGCCGGTGCGATCGACGTATCGATTCCCAAGCGAGACAACAGCGGGAACCAGAACGTTGGCTTTGCGATCGACAACGTGACCGGATTCGCCCAGCAGCGTATCAATGAAGCCCTGGAGGCGGGCGAGTATGTCACCCTGATCCTGCGGATGTACCTGGAGAGCGATCTCACAGCACCTGCTGAGCGTCCGTACCGGATGAGGGTCAAGACGTCGAGTTTCGAAGGTCTCACTGTCCAGGTGGAGGCCGGCTACTACGACCTCATCAACACTGCCGCGCTGCGCCGCATCTACAACGTCAGCGAATTCCCTGGCCTCAAATACTGGCCCTGATCCCATGCCGAACAGATACCTCACCGCCATCTATACCGAGGGCGGGCGGGCCCTGCCGTGCCTTGACTGCTGGGGCCTGACGCTCATCGCGCGGGTTGAGTTGTTCGGGCTGCCGATGCTGACCGACTTCGGCGGTGTCACGCGGCGCACCCCGGTTACGATGCAAAGGGCGTGCGATGCGGAGATCCACCGCGCGCTCGAGCAATGCGAGCCAGGACCTGGGGTCATCGCCGCGGCCTACAGAGGGCGGCTGCTCGATCACGTAGGTCTGCTGGTCGAAGTGGATGGACGCCTCCGGGTTCTCGAAATCAACCCGGGAAGCGGGGTTTCACTCACCCCGCTCCAGAAGTTCGGTGACAAATACTCCAAGGTGGTCTTCTACCGTGATCGAAATCTACCCATCGCTCCTTGACGGAGAACCGCTGGAGCGGCATCCGATCGGCCGCAGGATGACGATTCATGCCTGGCTGACCGCGAATTCGCCTGGGTACCGCTGCCACGACGTCCACCCGTTCTCTATCGGTGTTGTCCCCGCTGAGGTTGCGCTCTGCGATGATCTCACCGACAAGCAGAAAAAGGCCCATGAGGAGTTCATCCATCCCGGTGAGTGGGCCGAGCGCATCATCGACCGCGGCGACATTGTGAGGATCTACAAGCTCCCGCGCGGGACTGATCCGTTCACGATCACCGCGGCACTGTTCAAAGGCGTCCAGTCCGCATTTCGGATGCTCATGCCACAGTTGCCCGGCATGCCCACAAACCCGGGGCAGGGCGAGTCTCTGGCTGACTCCAGCGCGCGAGGAAACAAGGTCAAGCTCGGCGACGCAATTCGCGAAGTTGCCGGCCACCGGCTGATCTTCCCCGACTACATCCTGCCTCCGAGGAAGTATTTTGCCGGCCCGCGCGAGCAGTGGACCGAAATGCTTCTGTGCATCGGCCGTGGTCGGTTCCAGATCCAGGAGGGCGGAGTCAAAATCGGCGATACCACGTTCCTCGCGCTCGGCGCGGAAGCCTCTTTCCAGATTTTCGAGCCAGGCCAGAGTCTTGGTTCCCACCCATCCGCCATCTGGTGGCACTCCGCGCCGGAGGTGGGCGCTAGCTCGACAGGTAATGCTGGCCTGGAACTCACCGAGTCCTCGACGCTCACCCCGAACCCAGCCGCCACGACCTTCACGTTCTCGGGGAACAACATCATCATCCCGTCTGGCGCCGGCTCGTTCCCGTCTGACTGGGTTGCCGGGACGATCCTGCGAGTAGAGGCGCAGTATCCGTACACAGTGGTCGACGGTGGTGGAAGCGCGCGCGACACGATCTCGGGCGATATCGCACAGCTTGGCCTGTCGGTCGGAACTGAGATTCAGGTTGTCGGCGCCAACTCGGGGCTCTACGTCGTAAACACCGTGAACTCCACCAACTTGACGCTGAACTACGATAGCGGCGCCCCCGTAAATGCCCTACAGGTAGGGGCCGGCGACGCTGCAATCGGTTTGCGTGGGCTCCGGTTCAGAATCACTGCGTACAGCGCCCAACAGATCACCGTAGAGCGCCTGACGTCTGCTGGGGCTACTGATCCAACCTGGCCAGGCTTCTCCCCGCTGAACTCCAGTACGTCGCGCATCACCGTTGATACCTCGAACTCCGAGGGAGGCTGGCGCGGCCCATTCCCGGCGTGCCCGGCGGGCGAGAAAACGAGCGTTGTCGAGTGGGATATCTTTTGCCCAAACGGGTTGATATTCATCGACCGCAAGGGCAACCAAATCCCCTTAAGTGGCTACTACACGGTTCAGTACCGCGACATGGATATCGGTGGCGCATGGACCTCGCTCGACTATCAGCATAACGGAGCCACGCTCGACCAAATCGGGTTCACGACGCGCCTGAATCTCCCGTATGCCATGCGACCAGAGATCCGCATGCGGCAGCGATACCCCATCGGGAAGAACGAACTGGAGTTCCGCGACACGCTGCAATGGTACGGCCTGCGTTCGCAGCTCCAGGCGCCAACCTCATATGCAGGCGTGACGGTACTCGCGGTCAGGTACCGGTCTTCTGATCGAATTTCCGCTCAGACCGAGAGCCGGATCTCGGTAGAGGCTACCCGCATGCTACCGACTCGGCAGAACGGTGCATGGACACCCGAGATAGCAACGCGAGACATCGTCCCATTCCTCTGCTACATCGCGAAGGAACGCGGCTACACCGATGCGGATCTCGATCTTGAGGAACTCGATCGGCTGGACGCAATCTGGAAGGCCCGCGGCGACACGTTCGACATGATCTACGAGGACGGCAAGGTAACTGTCGCGCAGATCATGGATGACGTGCTTGCGGCCGGATATGCGGAGAAGACCATTAAGCGCGGCGTGATCTCTGCGGCCCGAGACGAGCCAAGGACCACATTCGGGCACATGTACTCGCCGCAGAACATGGATGGTCCACTGAGGATCAGCATCAGCGCTCCGTCTGAGGACGACTACGACGGCGTCGATGTAGAGTTCGTCAATGCCAACGGCTGGATCGAAGATACCGTCCAGTGCCGGCTGCCCGGCGATGTTGGCAGGAAGGTCGAGAAGATCACGGCTGTCGGTGTCACAAACCGCGATCGCGCCTGGCGCTACGGGATGCGCCGCCGGATGGCTCAGCGATACCGGAGAACAGAGTATTCGTTCGATACCGGGCTGGATGCGCTGAACAGCGAGTTCTGGGATTACGTGGCTCTCGCCGGCGATGTCCCCGGCCCTGGCCTGGCGCAGAGCGCATACCTGAAATCGTTCGTTATCTCTGGAAACTCGGTCCTGATCGAGTCCAGCGAGCCGCTCGACTGGTCACTGCTGAACTCGCCAGCGCTCTACCTGCGGCGCCCAGACGGGACGGTTTCCGGTGGCTACCCAGCAACCCGGATCGACGACTACCGGCTGAGCATTCCCAGCATCGATTTCGTCCCTGATGTTTCTTGGGAGATCGAACCTCCACACCTGCTGCTGGGAAACCCATACCCGGCCCTGATCAGTTCAATCGATCCAAACGGCAATACCGCGGCGTCCGTCCGAGCGGTGAATTACGACCCCAGGGTCTACACCTTCGACAACGCCAGCGCACCAGACTGACCGCACACACAAATCCAGAGCCCGCCATAGAGCGGGCTTTTTCATGCCCGGAGAATTTGCATGACGACCTACGCCACCGGTAACCCGCTGGGCTCCAAAGACCCTCGTGATCTGTACGACAACGCCGAGAACTTCGACGCGGCGATGAACGACCGGGTAAATACCACGTGGAATGATCGTTTCGGCGTTACGCGTCCTACCCTGAAAGGGTATGAGGAACAATTCAATTATTTTCTGGCTGGCTCAGGCTTTGAAAATCCACCATTGATATATGTTGATGGATCTCCTTTGACTGTTGACAGGGCTACTCAGATTATAGATAGGGGTGGCAATCTTTATAGTGTAAAACTTCCATCTTCGTTCCCTGTCGTTCTTTCTGGCAATTGGTCTGAAGATGAAGGTTTACTTGTTGTACGTGGCGATCAGTCTCTTCGCCAAGAAATAACTAGCACTTCTCCAAGTGAAGGTTCTTCCATCATTGGTAATTCGACCGTCTCTGTTTCTTCTGTCGCTGATATAAAAAATCAGACAAAGAGAGCGGATCTCAAACTATCTTTGTCCTCCTATCATCCTCTTGGAACATCAGGCGGTGGGACCTTCATTTGGAGTCCATCAACTCCAAAGTCTAATCATGATGGAGGAACAATTTTTAGTCCAACCGTTCCATGGGATGGTTCTCAGTCAACTCTTTCCGACTACCTAGATGGAGAAGGCGAAACAGACCCTTCTGGATCTGGCTGTTGGTTAAGGATTTTCGATGAAGTTAAGCTGGAATATTTTGGTGGACTAATAAGTGAGACTATAGATTCTTCAGCATCTTTTTTGGCTGCAATTAAATATTGTTTGTCAAACAATAAAGAGCTTAATCTTCCAGATGGTGTTGTTCGCCTTAATTCTCCTGCTGTAATTAATGGATCTACCACTCTTTTCTCTTCTGTTAAGATTCGAGGAACCTTCAAGACGAGTGGAGTATCTGCTGGGTATGTGGTAAGTCGAGTAGGAAGCCTTATCTATACTGACGGTAACAGCGCTCTAGATATCTCGTTCAACGACTTCAGGAATGAAAATTTTGATATCCGTGGAGTTGCATTTGTAGATACCTCATTCTATCCTCCGGGAACTCCTTCAAGCCCGAATCCTGCGATAATTATTAGAAAGGGTAATCCTGACGGCAGCAGCAATAGATATATAACTGGCAACGTTCTTGAGGATGTTGCTTTCGTTAGCTATCAAGACGCTGTCAAAACTATTGGGGTTGCAACAGGGTTGCCGACCTATAACTACGTTGGTCCAACTTCGTTGAATCGTGTGTATTTCTACAAGTGCGGCACCGCTATGCATCTACAGGATTGCACGTACAATCACCTGTTCCTGAATGAGTGCCTACTCTTCGATCTGTCGTCGCAGTCTATTTTCCTGACCAAGACGGTTAGCGGAACTGGCGGGAACGTAGATGTAACGTTCAGCAACTGTGTATTCGAATCAATTTGGGGGATTATGAATACTGCTAATGGATTGACGTCTTCCACGAAGCGCAACACCGCAGTTTTCAACTCGTGCAATAGAGAGTTCTGCGGCCTTTATGGACCGACTGGTGGCGGCGGAAACTTCGCAGGAAGCCCGCTTGGGTATATTGGTCATACTGATGTAATGATCAATGGCAATTGGGAGAGAGGCCAGGCATTTGGTGAAACTGCCTTGCCAGCGATTGATTCTGGCGCTGTTATTTTCGCAAGTAGGTACGTTGATGTTCTCATGAATGGCGGCCAAGTTGGTTCGCCAGAATATGTCAACGTTGTTGACTTTAGCGGAACGATTCCAGCATCTGGCAGCCTGACAAAAACTTTCAATGTGAGCGGTTCGTTTGTGTTGAATGCTGACGTCGCATATGACGACGGGTTTGGCGGGCACCAGAATGTAGTTGCGTACGGCAACCCTACTGGCTTAAAGGCGCGGGACGTGACAGGAACGATCATTTCTGCTGGTCTATCTGCGACCTACGGGGACGGACCGTCGGGTGCGGCTTTCACCGTTACGTTCAATAACGGGACTGCATCGCCGATCAATGTGAATATCCGGGTCACGAACAAAGCAGGGTTGATCGTTACCGTTTCATGAGATGCAGCCCGAGACTCTATGACCAGCCCGCACTCTGCGGGCTTTTTTGTGCCTGGAGATCAGCATGCCTATCACTGAGCAGCAACTGCTGCAAATCCTCCCGAACGCCGGCCCTCGCGCCGGCGTTTTTGTTGGTGCGCTGAATCGCGGGATGACGCGGTTCGGTATCACTTCGCCGGCGCGGCGTGCCGCATTTCTCGCCCAGGTCGGCCATGAAAGCGGCCAATTGACCCGGCTGGTGGAGAACCTCAACTACAGCGCCCGTGGCCTGGCTGCTACCTGGCCGGGCCGGTACCTCGGCGCCGACGGCCAGCCCAACGCCCTGGCGCAGCGCCTGGCGCGCAACCCCCGAGCCATCGCCAACAACGCCTACGCCTCGCGCAACGGCAATGGCGACGAGGCGTCCGGCGATGGATGGTGCTACCGCGGGCGCGGGCTGCTGCAGATCACCGGCCGGGCGAACTACCGCGCCGCCGGCGCCGGGCTGGGCCAGCCGCTGGAGCAGGAACCCGAACTGCTCGAGCAGCCAGAGTTCGCTGCGCTGTCGGCGGCCTGGTGGTGGGCCGGTCACGGGCTCAACGAGCTGGCCGACCGCGGCGAGTTCGCCGCCATCACTCGGCGCATCAACGGCGGCACGAACGGCCAGGCGGAGCGCCTGGCGCTGTGGGAGCGGGCCAAGGCGGTGCTGTCGTGATCTCGGCCCGCGTAATTTCGATCGCGCTGGCCTGCCTGCTACTGGTCGGCCTCGGCGCCGCCGGCGGTGTCTGGCTCGGCGCGCGGCACTACCGGCCGCAGTTGGATGCCGCGAGCGCGGATCTGGCTGCCTGCCGTGCCTCCCGGGGAGAGTTGGAGTCCGCAGTGGCGGAGCAGGTCCGGCAGGTTGCCGCGCTGCGCGTGGCCGGCGAACAGCGGGCCCGGGATGCCGCGCTGGCTGTGGATCGGGGACGGCAGCAGGCCGCGGAGCAGTATGCCGAAGCCCAGCGCCTGGTACGTGAGCGAACCGCCGGTGAGCAGTGTGCGGCCGCCGAGGCGGTCATTAATCAGGAGTTGGGTCTATGAGGATGGTGCTGATGCTGGTGGTGTTCGCGCTGGCGGGATGCGCCGGCCAGGTCGAGCCTGAGCCGCGAACGGTGCGCGTAGAAGTGCCCGTTGCGGTGCCGTGCCGGGTACCGGCGGTGGAGGTGCCCATATGGGCCACGGACGGGCTGAGGAAGGGTGACGACTTGCAGACCAAGGTCCGCGCCCTGTTGGCCGAGCGCCGGCAGCGGATCGGTTATGAGGCCCAGTTGCTGGCCGCGAACCAGGCGTGTCAATGAGGCTACGCTGTCGCCCCCTTTCCGCTCGCGCGTAATACGAGCGCGAGTCCTCGCCGGCAGGAGGCAAGAACATTGCTCACGGCCTGCGGCGAGGCTTGGACCTGGCGGGCTGCGTCGGACGGACTCATACCGTCTACAAGGACAAGCCGGGCTGCTTCCTGACTCGCACCACCTCTGAGTCGAATTAGTTCAGCCAGCGCATCAAACTGGTCTGGTGTCAAACGTGGAATAGAGATTCGCTGGGCTGTCATTGGCTTTTCGCTCATGGGGATCCTCCGTCAGGCGATCCGCTCGATAGTGCAGCCGCTGAGGCACAGATAGGTTGTGCCGTGTTCGTCGAGCATTTCCACGCTTGTAAACCCTAGCTTCCCAGCCAGTACACCGCGCAGGCGCTGGAATTCCCAGCCTTGCTCCCCTGCATCTTCGGCATCTTCCAGGGCCGAGCATTCCGCGGTCATGATCGCTTCAGCGATATCTTCATCTCCGCCTGCAACTTCGACGGCAACTTCCCACGCATTGTTTATCTCGTAATTCAATGCGTAGTTGCTCAGTGGGCGGGGCGAGTTGATTCGATAGAGATGGTCGCCATGGCTGGCTGCTGCCTCCCGACTCGCCGCTGCGAAAATTCCGCCGAACAGACCGGTATCGCTGATGCTGCTGATTTCGCTGTGGCTTCCGTGAAAAAGTTCCATTTCCATATACCTGTTGTGGCGGCTATCTAAGCAATATATTAAACTCTTAAGAGTGTATGTCAATCTCTTTTGATGCCTAGGGTAGACTACGGCCTTTTCCTACGAGGGCGGGGCATGCTGGTGATTCGATTCAAGGGCTGGTCGGTGAAACTCGACCATCAGGTGGGCAGCGCTGGGAAGTTCGGCATCTGGTCGTTCCACGGCTCGGAGAGCAGCTACGTGCCGAACATGGAGACGATTCTCCGGCATGCAGCGATCCGGCCGGCGGAGCCGAAGGAGGGCGCCGAGGTAGAGGTATTCATCTGTGATGCACGGATGGCGCAGCAGGACGAATGGCGGGCGGTAGGGACCGGCGTCGCGGCTTATGAGGCCGAGCGCTGAGGCTCGATCAGATGGGCGCCCTGGTTTCGGACGTTGCCCACGTCGCGGCTGACCGCGTACCACCGGAACGCCTCGCTCGGCTCGCCATGCAGCAATACGATCTGCTCCGCCCGCTCTGGCGGTGTCGCCGGATCCAGCCACTCGCGGGCCAGGTCGGGCGACAGCACGACGGGACGCCGGTCGTGAACATCGACCATTCCGCCGGCGCTATCGGCGGTGATGATGACGAACCCGTGCTGCTCGGCCTGTTCATCGTCGAGCGCAGGGAATTGGCCGATTGTGGCGCAGAGGATCGGCGAGCCGTCGGCGTGCTGGATGTGATACGGCTGTTTCCGCGTGCCGCCTTCGTCAACCCACTCGAACCAGCCGCTGACCGGCGTCAGCGCGCGATGGCGCCACGCGGCGCTGAAGAAGCGTCCGTGCGCCACTTTCTCGACCCTGGCGTTGATCGGCGCCGCGCGGTCCCTAGCCCAGAAGGGCCGCCAGCCCCATCGAATCGGCTGAGCTACGAGCGCATCGCCTTCGAGCCGTAGCGTCGTCACGGCCGTCGATGGCGCGACGTTGTAGCGCTCTGGCTGTTCGCCGACGAGGTTGACCAGGATGTTGGGCATCGACAGCGCGTCGACGAACTCGTGAAGCCCCGTGTACTGCGAAAGCCTGCCGCACATCGCATCGCTCCAGCCGAAGTGAGTGTGCGGTAAGGGTAGTTCACGTGGGCCAACGCCACGGCCGGAAGTCATCAGGGATCTGCTCGGCGAGTTGCAGCGTCCCGCCAGCGTCGAGTTCGATCACGAGTCCACGCACAACGCCCGCCCGCGCGAGCGCCTGTCCCAGGCGCAGATAGACCTGCCCATCCACGGGATCACGGCCGAGGTAGCCCAGGCGCTGGCGGCCTGGCGCGGCATGGTAGATGCCCTCGTTGTCTACGCTCCCGACAACACGCTCGCCGTCGATCACGTTGTAGCAGCAGTCGGCGCAGTAGTGCGTCTCGCGCGTGATGCTGTGCTCGATCGCCCATGAGTACATGCCGAGGGCGTCGGTGACCATATCGTGCCTGTCCTGCAACCCCACGACGCCGCACTGGTAGAGCTCATTTGCCTCTCCCACCAGGTACACGTACTGCTCATCCGCGGCGTACAGCCAGGCGGCATGCTGCCGTATCGCGGCGAGCCATCGTGTGACACGTTCGTGCTGGCGGCGGCGGGGGTCGGAGTAGGACAT